TGAGTGTGCGATCCCAGCCTGAGGGTATCGGTAGACTGCGCCGCTCTTCATACTTCACCGCAATATGCGAGGGATCAATGACATGACCGACGCCGACGCTCCAAATTAATGCCGGACATTGGTAAGGCCGCGTCTTGACGCCCTCGTGGCATTTTATGGTTTTAATGGCAGCGGCGGAGACTTTCATTTTGCACAATTCTCAAAATGGTATCTACGCATGTTTCCACCGCCGCCAGAAACACCGCATTTTGGACATGTCACAACTTGGCGCTTACCTTTACAAGCCTGACTCAACTTATCCCTAAAGTTGGGATCAGCAAGACGCTTGGCGGCACCATTTCGATACCTTTCACGATTTGTGCGTTTTACCCTACCGCCTGTTGCATCTGAAGCAAGATTATAAAGTTTGACTTTTGGTATTTCCGAAAGCAAAAACTCCTCTAACTCTCGTGCTTGAGCAAGGGATTCAGTCTGACAGATAACATCAAATCGAAATAGAGAAATGTCTTGCTTATGACCACGCAAAGCACGAATCATCGCCGGATGATTGCCGTTCCTTAAATAGGACTTATGGCATATCAAACGCTTCTTAATGTTGGAACTACTGCCTACATACAGTTTTCCAACAGATTCATTTCGAATTGCGTAAACGCCGATCACTTTCCAAAAGCCCTTCCGCCAAAATGAAACGCAATAATGCTGGCTAGGATTGCCATCTCGTCATCTGAGAAAACATTCTCCATCGCAATCGCGAACGGCACGCCTTGATGCCATGCGTACCACACGCCAGCCACATTCAGCGCGACCAACTCCAGCACAAAGATGTACGTCACAACAGGGCGCACACTGGCCCGCAGGTTAATCATCCACTGACTCGCACCCTTTCCGATCTCAATATCGTGCTGGTACAAGGCTTGCCGCTCTTCGCCAGCGGTCTCGGTCTGGATTTGCTCTAGTTTGATTTCCTCGACCCGCGCCTGTGCGATCAGCCCGCGTTCAGCCAGCGCCAACTCGCGCTCCTTTTGAGCTGCGACCAAAGCAAGTTCGTGTTTCTTGTCTTGCTTGTCCTGCATCATCCCAAGGATTTTGGGCAGGCCACCCGCAAGGAATGACAGGAAGGTACTGATCATCGTCATCATTTCCAATTACTCCTTTCGGCCTTTGTTGATTAGATCAAACAAGGACTTCACCTTCTCCTCAAGCACGGCAACACGCAAGTCAAGTTTGGACAAAACAATAATCAGCGTAATCAACGCCAGAATGACGGGCCAAGCACGAGTGAATACTTCAAAGACGTCCATTACTTGCTGCGCTCCTCCATCAACTTCACGCGCACTTGCAGATCGTGGATATCGTGCATTAAGTCGTCTTTCATGTCTTGCCGTGCCGCCGCAGATTGCGGGCTATCAATAATGACGCCTTCATCTGTAATCAGGATCGGCATCTTGGACTCAAGAGCAATCAAGCGATTCTGGAACGAGGTGATTTCGCCAAGGAGCCATGCCACAGCAGCCAGCAACACCGGGAACAGCATATCCACGACCTTCTCCATGCTGAAGCCCGGCTTGTTCATTTGATGGCTTCCACCAGCATAGAGGTCATGGTTCCCAGCGCACCCAGCAGGATCACGATGATCGTGCCGCCGACCGTCATTACAAGTTTCTCCAGCCGCTTCAGTCGCGCATGGATGGCCTCATAGCGCACCGCACATACGTCGATGTGGCTTGTCACCGTGACTTCCAGTTCCTGCACGGTCGTCATGGCGTAGCCCACGGCAGCGGCGGGGTCACAATCGGCGGGTTGATCTGGTTCTGGATTTGCTGCTCTACGGCGGCTTCTGTAGCGTCCTTGTCCACGCCACTCGCCCAAATCCAGCCCAGCACCTGATCCTGCGTGAGCGAGGCATACGGGGTGAAGGACGTACCCTCTACGACCGGGAACGAGCAGGTGCTATAGACGCTGCCGTAGTAGTTGCCATCCACGCCGTTGCACTGCCAGTGCGCCGTGACGACGTAATCCGCGCCCTCTGGGGCTTGCGGCAAGCAGTTCAGTTGACTGATGTTCCAAGTGATCGTGGTCATTTCGGTTCTTCCTTTGGCAGATGCGGTTCAACCTGTTCCTTGAGTTTGGCCCAGAGAGGGTGTGCGCCCTGCGAGGTCGGGAGTGACCCCAACAGGTTCACGATGGCAACGGCTTCCTCAAGCGAGACTTTCAGTTCAACGTCCACGGGTCATTACTCCATAGTTTTGATTCACAACAAACGCATACACGACACCCGCCGCGAGCGTGAGCATCCACGAATTGACGTACCACAACGCCCACACGCCGACCAACTTGATGCCGACCATCACGGCCAGCGGGTCGAACTTTGCGAACAACTTCGCCAGCACGGGGTTCAGTTCCCGCCCGCCTTGCTTGAGTACCGTCAGCGTCGTGTAAACGTCAGCGGCTTGCAGCACACAGAACAGGATCAGTAGGCCGGTGTTCATGCACTAGCCTTCAGCGCAGCCATGTCAGCCTCAAGCGATTCGATACGCGCCATCGCTTCTTGCAGGGCTACGGCTGCTTTCATAAGCAGGATAGATGATTTGACAGTCTTGGTTGTTTCGCCATCGGTGTCGGTGTGTTCATCTACAAGACCGGGGCAGACTGCTTCTAATTCTTGAGCGACAACACCAAGCATAGACGGAGCGTTAGGGTCAGCAGCCACATCTGATTTCATGCGGTATTTACGGAACCGCACAGCCTTTAGGTCGTCCCATTGGCTAGGTGCGTCAACAATGTCTTGCTTTACCCGCTCGTCAGAAATTGTTCCATAAGTTCCATTTAAATTGTAAACATCACCGTCGCCTTCAATACGCAATCTTTCAGCGTTAGCGGTACTAGCACAATAAAGAAAATAATTGCCATTGTCGCCATTTTTTAAAGAAAGCACATTTGTGCTTGCAGTAGCAACAATGCTTGTAATTGCCGAATTGACCGTTGCCGTTGCGCCTACAACAAATTCACCCCCCGCCGTGATGCGTGCGCGTTCGGTGTTGTTGGTGCCGAATAGCAGCGCGTTGTTAGTGTTGACGAATACAGCGGGATCGACTCCAGCAAAATCACTGCGAATTGAGATGACTTTCGTTCCGGCACCATCTTCGTTAACTCGGATGCCCGCGCCACCTACAACTTCAAGCCTGCCGAATGTGCTAGTGCTTGTGCCAACTAGCAAATTCCCCGCCGCCGTCAGCGTCATCGCCTGCGTGAACGAGATGGCGTTGCCTGCGGTGCCGGAGGGGGCGGTGTACCAGCGAAATTGCCCGCTATCTGTTTCCAACTTAGAGGCGTAATTGGTAGTTTTATAAACCCACCCGCCGCCTGAATCTCGGTAACTGTTGTTGGCAATTGTGGTCGATCCACCTACATCGGCATACGCGCTTGTTGAACGAATATCAAGCGACGCAGAACCAGAAATCCACGCACTCGGCGTGACCCCGAGGCCGAGGTTGCCGGAGGAGTCGAGCGTTAGGAACGTGGAGGCTGCCGCATAGTTGTAGACGCGCAGCGATGCTCCGTTCGTCCCGGCCGTGGTCAGGTTCCACCGCGATGCGCTGTTGGTCTGAAACAGAACGCCTGCGTTACCGTTGGCTCCCGATGTAGAGGCGACAAAACCGCCATCACCAGAACCCGTGCCGCTTTCCAAGGCGCGAACTTGACCGCTTGCATCAACCTTATAAGCCGGACTCGCCGTGCCGATGCCGAGGCCCGTCGTGGTGAGCGTGGCCTGCAATGCGCCAGCAGCATAAAACTCAAGCCCTGACCATTGCGCTGCGCGATACCCGCCAATAGCCAACGAATTTCCGGGAGAGGCAAGAAAGCCAATGCTGTCATACCCGCCGACATTTAGCCCATCCACAAAACTGGAAACAGCAATCCCAGCCGACGCGGCTTTTAGTCCGCGAGTTGCGCTTAGATTCGTCCCATCAAACGTCAGCGCCGTCCCACTCGTCGCCACCTTGCTGCCGTTCAGGTACAGGACGCCGTTGGCGGTGCCGCCGGAGAAAGTAGGATTGTTGGTCAGCGTCGTGATGCTGGCGGAAGTGGCAATCAGGTTGGTGATCGTGGCAGAAGCAGACCGAAATACCGTTGCCGAAACGTCCGCGCAAGTCAGACTGCTGGGGTTCGTACCCAGCTCAATCACGGCACTCGCGGAGGTCATGGAGTAAACGCGCTTATCAGCGGTATTGACCGCGACTTCAACGCCCCCTGCCAGATTGGTCAGGTTAGCCGTGCCGGGAACTGAACCCGGAGTGTCGCTTTTCTTCAGAA